AAGCCGCGGCGCAAGACCAGAAAAGCCAGGCTCTGTTGGCGAACCAGTTGCGTGCCACGACCGGGGCGACCGACGCACAGATCGCGGCGGTGGAACAGTACGTGGACGAAACACAGCGCGCCACCGGCGTCACCGATGACCAGTTGCGCCCGGCGCTGTCGGCCCTGGTACGTGCGACCGGCGACGCGGCGGTGGCACAGAAACAGTTGGGGCTTGCCCTGGACGTTGCGGCCGGCACCGGCAAGGACGTCGAGTCGGTGGCGGTTGCGTTGGGCAAGGCGTACAACGGGAACTTCGCGGCACTGACGAAACTGGGCGTGCCCCTGGACGAAAACATTACGAAAACCAAGGACTACCGTGCAGCGCAAGAAGCGCTGGCCAAGCAGTTCGGGGGCGCGAGCGCGACCGCCGCCGACACGTTCGACGGCAAACTGAAACGGTTGAGCGTCGCGTGGGGCGAAGTGATCGAACAAGTGGGCTACTACGTGCTGCCGTACCTTGAGAAGTTCGTGGACGTGCTGCAAAAGTACGTGGTGCCGGCGCTCGGGGTGTTCATCGAGCACCTGAAAGGCGGCCAGGGCGTGAAAGGCGCGTTCGAACTGGCGGTGGCAAGCATGGGGAACTTCGGGCCCGTCGCCATTCGTGCGATGAAAGCCGCCAGCGCCGGGGTGTTGGAGTTTATAAAGACGATCGCGCTGTCGTATGCCGGTATCCAAACCCTGATTGGTGCCGCGCAAGCGTTGGCGACCCGCGGCAGGGCCGGGTTGCCGGCGTTCGCGCAAGCGTTGGCGGCGGCAGGCGGCGCCGTGATAACGGACCAACTGAAAGCGCGCACGTTGGCGTACTTCGATGACCTGGAAAGCCGGCTCGGCAACCTGGCGATCCAGGCGAATGCGACCAAGACGCGGTTGCAAGGGGTGACGGACGCGCACGAACGTATGCGCAACGCACTGAACTTCGGCCAGGGTGAAGGCGACGGCGAAGGCGACGGCGACGGCAGCGGCCGGGGCAGCGGCCTGAATGCACTGGCGGAACGCGCCAAGAAACTAAAAGACCGGCTCGAGGAAGCCGCCAAGGCGTTGCGCGACGATCTGGCGACCGCGTTGGACAGCGCAAAAGCACGGCTGGAGGGGGCGCAGGCGGCGTTCGACCAGTTCGCCGGAAGCGTCGCGACCACCATTCGCGGCGCCCTGAACTTCGGTTCGGCGTTGGAGGAAAGCGCGGAGTTCGGCGGCAGTTTTCTGGACGAACTGACGAAGCAAGCCCGCAAGGCGGACCGGTTCGGGGAACTGGTGAACCAACTGTTGAAAGCGGGCATAAGCCAAGACGCGCTGCGCGAAGTGTTGGCGGCGGGTGTGGACAGCGGCACGGCGATAGCCGAGCAACTGTTGGCGGCGGCGGACGGGGTGTTGCGCGCCAATAAACTGGTGGAACGTACGCAGGAAATCGCGGACAAGATTGGTGAGGCGGCCGCCACAAAGTTCTACGCAGCGGGCGTCGCGAACGGTGAACAGTACCTGCGGGGCGTCATGGAAGCGATTGCGGAAGCCGAGCGCCGTATCGCAGGCGCCAAGCGGCCGGCCGACATAAAGGGGGCGGCGGCCGCGTTCAGCGACACGGTGAGCCGCCTGGCGGCACCCGCCGCCCCGGTGCAGCCGATCACGATAAACGCGCAGTCGTTGGACCCGTCGCGCGCCGGCGAACTGATCGTGGACGCGTTGCGCGAATACAACCAGCGCGCCGGATACGTGGGCATCGCCGCGCAGGTGTTCTAAATGGCAACCCCGGTGGTGCAGTCCGGCGATTACGTCGTGGAAATCGACACCGGGTTCAGCCTGGACGCGTTCCGCCTGGACCTGAACCCCGAGGGCGAACTGAACGGCACCTACGTATTGGACGGCACCACGACGTTCGCGGACGTCACCCCGTACTGTCGGCGCGTCACCTATCGGCGCGGCCGCCGAAAAGACACCGACCAGTTCGGGCCGGGCACCATGTCGGTGCTGTTGGACGATACGTTGGCGGGCGGCATTCTGTCGCCGTACGACACAACTAGCCCGTTCTACGATCCGGTGAACAACCAGCCGGGGTTGGCGCCGTTGCGCGCGATCCGGTTGCTACGCGACGGCCACCCGCTGTTCGTGGGCAACGTACTGAACTACGACTACCAGTTCGAACTTGGTGGCAGCAACCTGGTGAACATTCTGGCCGGCGACGGGTTCTACAAGTTGGCGCAGTGCTACTTGGACGAATGGAACGTCGACCCGGACACGTCCGGGGAACGCTTGGAAGCGTTGCTGGACTTGCCAGAGGTGCAACTGTTCGCGGGCGCGTTGCGCAACATCGCAACCGGCACCGTGAACCTGGGGCACGCCGTTGCGTTCACCGTTCCGCAAAACACGAACGCGTTGCAGTACGCGCAACAGATAAACGACACCGCGGAGTTCGGCCGGCTGTTCATGTCGCGCACCGGGGTGTTCACGTTCCAGGAACGGATTGGCACGACCCTGAGCGGCCCCGTCGTGGAGTTCGATGACCAGGGCGTGCACGCCCCCTACAACGACCTGGAGATCGAGTTCGACGCGTCGCACGTCGTGAACCGGGCGACGGTGGAAAGCCTGGACGGCGACATAGGTGCCGACGATGACGCCGCAAGCCAGAACACTTACTTCATTCAGACACGCGCGATCAGTTCCAGTCTGTTGCACGACCAGCCCGAACTGGACGCCGCCGCCGCCTATCTGTTGGTGCCCGACCCGTCGCCGCGGTTCACGAGCGTGGCCACGAACTTCGCGCTTCTCACCACGGTGCAACGCGACGCGGTTGCCCTGGTGGACATAGGCGACACGATCACCATAGAAAAAGACGTCACCGGGTTCGGCCAGTTGGCCAGTGAACTGGCGGTGGAAGGCATCGACGCGGTGATCGACTTCGCAACCGGGCACACCGTCCGGTTCTACACGTCGCCTACCGTCATAGTGTTCCAACTGGTGCTGAACGATCCGACGGTGGGCACCCTTGCCGATGCACTTGGCGAAGGTTCCAACGTCCTAGGCTAAGAATATGGGCGCCAACGCACAGACCACGGTTCCGACGTTCACCGCCGGCCAAATACTCACAGCGGACCAGCAAAATCAGTCGGCGCGCACCGGGGTGCCGGTGTTCGCCACCACCGTCACGCGCGACGCCGCGTTCGGCGGCACCGGCGAAAAAACGCTGGCCGAAGGCCAACTTGCGTACGTGGAAGGCACCGGCTTGCAGTCATATAACGGCAGCAGTTGGATCACGTGGGGCGCGGCACCTAGTTCGGGCGCGTTCGTGCGCGTGGGCGGCGCCACGTTCACATCGCAAACATCGGTTGCGTTCGCAAACGACACGTTCACATCGACCTACAACGCGTACAGCATCGTGCTTAGTCTGACGGCATACCCGGCGACCGCAACCACCATCACGATGCAGGTACGCGACAACGCCGGCACGAAATCAAGCGCCGCATACATCGGTGCGCTGTTCGGACGTTCGGACAGCGGCAGCGGTCAGGGCGTCAGCACGGCGTCCGCTACGTCATTCAGCATGGGCGGCGCAAGCGCAAGCGGCAGCACCAGCCCCTATTCGGCAACATTCACGGTGTACAACCCGACCGCCGCGTTCGCAACGTCATGGTCAGGCAGCGCCGTAGGCACCGGCAACGACCCGCGTTCAGGACTTGCGTTCGGCGGCCTATACACAACGGCAGAAGCGCACACCGGGCTCGTGTTCTCATTCAGCGTCGCCGCCACAGGTTTCTATAACGTTTACGGACTGGCAGACAGTTAGGACACGACATGAAAATCCAGCACGGTGACCAAATACGCGAAATGACTGCCGACGAGAAAGCGAACTACGACGCTTGCATCGCCAACGCCGAAGCCGCAGCAGCAGCCGCCGACGCAAAAGCCGCCGCACTGGCATCGGCGCGCGCGAAACTTGCCGCGCTTGGACTGACCGACGCGGAAGTTGCCGCACTGTTGGGGGCGTGACGTGGACAAGAACGCCCAGTTGCAGACAGCGGACCAGACACTGAAAGGCGCCGTGATCGCGTTGGCGGTGTACGTCGCCGCGAAGTACGACCTGGACATGGAACTGGTCGCCTTGGCAATACCGGTGGTGTCCGGCGTGCTTGCCGCGATCAGCACCCGGTTCGGCAACCGTTCAACGGCTTGTCTGTTCGTCGCGAAAGACGAAACACCGAAACCGTGACGCCGTACACGGTCACGTCCTACCCGGTGACGGCCGGCAAGTTGGCCGGCACCGAGGAATGGGCGAAACAAGCGGCGGCGCATTCAGCCGGCGCGCTATGGAATAACGGCACGTGGGTAAACCGTGACGTACGCGGCAAGCCGGGCCAGGTGTCGAACCATGCGCGCGGCGTCGCCCTGGACCTATCGTTCCGCTATTATCCGCAACAGCAGCGCGGGGCCACCGACGGCCGCGCCAAAAGCGTGGCGTTCATGCGGCAGGCGTTGGACGCCTGGCAAGTGTTGGGCATCGCCCTGGTAATCGACTACTGGCCGCAACCGTACGGCCGGTCGTGGCGTTGCGACCGGGCGACGTGGCGCAAGGCCACCAGCCCGACGTTCAGTGGGGCGCCGGGCGGCGACTGGTGGCACGTAGAACTGGTGCTCGAGATGGCGCAAGACCCGGCCAAGGTCCGCGACGCGTTCCGGCAGGTATTCACCACCGCGTGACTGGCCGCCGCTACGGTGGAACCCACAACCGATAGGAAGGCAGCAACCTTATGGCAGAAGCACCCGAACCCGTGCTTGTAATCTACGAAGTTCTAACCGGCACGATGCCGGACGGCACCAGCGTCATGGTGCAGGTGTTCAGGCGGAAAGGCGAGGACCGTTCGATCATGGCACAACTGGCATTCCGACAGCACAAGTGGCAGACATGGGGCGTGCCCGTACGCCTGGACGGCGAGCACTCAGTCGGTGAAAGCCCGACGGCATGAACACCACCGCCGTTATCACCGCGGCGCTGTTCGGGTTAGCGTCATCGGTTGCGGTGTTCGCAGTACGGCAGGACCCCCCGGCGGCCATGGTGCCGGCCGCTGTCTATGCGAGCACCGCAACCACCCCAACCCCCGCTTTGACGTATTGGACGCCTGAAAACACGCGTCAGGAAGCCGCAGGAAGCGACGAAACAGCACCCCCCGCGGTGACGGTACCCCCCAGTTGCGAGGATTACGTGGGGCTCGCCTGGGCGTTGGGGTGGCCCAAAGCCGAACTCGGCACGTTGGCCGACGTCATGCACGCCGAAAGCCGGTGCCAGGCGGACGCGATAGGCGACGTGGCGCGCGGCGGTTCGTTCGGCCTGATGCAGGTGCACGTGCCGACCTGGTGCCAAGGTTCGAAGTATTGGCCGGGCGGGTGGCTTGCGGCGCACGGTTCGGTCGGGCCGCACGAATGCGAAAAACTGTTGGACCCGGCGACGAACTTGGCGGCGGCGCTGTTGATCCAACGCGAAGGCGGGTGGCAGCAGTGGACCACGTGGCGCCCATGATTGAACCGTGGCCCGACCGGGCCAGCGTCATGCGGGACCTGGTGGACGCCGCCAACAACGCGGACTTGTTTACGTCGCTGTTGGCGATCCGGGCGCTTGCCCTGATCCGGGTGCAGATGACGGAAGCGGCCGAACTGAGGGACACGGTGGCGGCGTTGCAACACCTTAGGGGCGTGGGCGCCTGACCTACCGCACGTATCCGGCCGACGTATTGGCGAAAGGGGTGCTGGTTCCGTTGCTGCCGCACGAGGTGGCGGCCGTGCGCCGGCATCGCGAGATCGTGAACGACGCGGCGTACGCCGACGGCCGCAAGCACCGGCACGATTGGCACCCCGACAGCAAGGAGGAACAGCAGCGGCAGATCGTGGGGTGGGTTGGCGAGTATGCGACCAGCAAGCACCTGGGCATCGAGTACCACTTCGCGACGAACTACCAGTGGGAACGCCACGACGTCGCCGGCCTGGAAGTTCGCAGCACGGCACGGTTTGACGGGCACCTGATTACGTACCCCGACGACAAGCCGGCGCCCTACGTGCTTGCCCTGGTGCACCGGATCAGTTACCACAAGTTCGACGTGGTGCTCGCCGGGTGGATCGACTTGGCGGACGCCAACACCGACCGGCACTGGCGCACGAACATGAGGTCGCCCGCCTACTGGACGCCGCAGACCGCGTTGCACCCCATGACTACACTGGGCCGCGTCATACCAACGAAAGGCAGCAGCGCATGGCTTGGCAACTGAACGACTACGTCGACGTACCGCACCGACTGAAAATGGTGGCCGAAAAATACCCGGACGTGCGACTGGTGGAAAGCGAGCCAGTAATCCGCGAACTGGGCGGCAAACTGTTTCTTGAAGTCAAGGTCACGGCGTTCCGTGATCCGAATGACCAGCACCCCGCGGTCGCGTACTGTTGGGAACCGTGGCCGGGCACGACGCCGTACACCGCGGACAGCGAACAAATGAACGCGGCGACGTCCGCGCTTGGCCGGGTGTGCGCGCTGTTATTGCCGGGCGCGTTCGCCAAGCAAGCAAGCGCAAACGAGGTGTTTCACCGGGCGGGGCCGCCGGCTCGACCGTCCGGCCCGGTGCCCGTCGTGGGCGGCGGCGAGGATCCGTTCCCGACCACGATGCGCGCCGACCCCCAGATACGGGCGATCGTGCAGCAGGAACGCGACAAGAAAAAAGCGGCGACGGCCGGCGCACCGATTACACAGCCGCAGATGAAAATGCTAGGTGCGACCGCCAGGCGCAAGGGCTTGACGGTGGCCGAGGACGTGCGGCAGTTCGTCGTGGACGTCGTAGGGCGCGACGTGACCGGCGCTCGAGACCTGACTAAGGCGGAAGCGTCGCAGGTGATCGACAAGTTGGGTGAACTGCCGGACAAGGCGCAACCGTAGTGGTGTCGCGCAACCTGGTGCACGGCGAAGCACCCGTCTACTACCAGGACGAAAGCGTGCAACTGATCCACGGTGACGCGCTCGACGTCATGGTGCAGCAGGCACGCGAAGGGTTGCAGGTAGATGCGGTGGTGACCGACCCGCCGTATTCATCGGGCGGCGCGATGCGAAGCGACAAGATGCGCGACGTCGTGGAAAAGTACGCCAGCAGCGGAGTGCAACGCGACTACTCGACGTTCGACGGGGACCACCGCGACCAGCGCGCTTACTTCGCGTGGTCGCACCTATGGCTGTCTCTCGCGCGGAACATTACGCGGCCGGGCGGCGACCTACTGGCGTTCATCGACTGGCGGCAGTTGCCGACGCTGTCTGACGCGGTGCAGTCCGCCGGGTGGCAGTGGCAGGGTGTCGGGGTGTGGAATAAGGGTTTCGGACGTCCGAACCGCGGCCGGTTCAGCGCCGGGCACGAACTGGTGCTGCACGCGACGAACGGCCCGAAAGAAGCGGTGGAACGGTACACGCCGGCAGTGTTCAGCGCACCGATCGAACCCGACAAGGTGCACTTATCGCAGAAACCGGTGGCGGTAATGGAATGGGCGCTCAACCTGATCGACCCCAGTGCTAGGGTGCTCGAACCGTTCGCAGGTTCGGGCACCACACTGGTGGCCGTGAAAGCGACGGGCCGCTACTGCATAGGAATAGAAGCCGATAGGCAACACCTGGAAACGATTGCGAGACGCTGCCAAGAGACGCTGCGGTTCGCGTAATACAACTGAGAGATCCCGCAAGGGGGCAACGGCCCGCCGAAGTAGGCCGTGCACGTGGAAACCGTGGGCGACTAACAATCGCCACTTCGCCCGTCAGATAGGCAGGGCAAGCCCGCGCGCATTCGCATGGCGTCGCGGCAGTGTGAACCGAGCGTTAGTCGGACGGCGTGGGCCCAGGGGCAGGTCCGCCCGCAGTAGTCTCGAAGCAACAGAAAGCAGCACGATGAAAAAAATACGCCCGACTTACCCGGTAATCGAATGGCTTGGCACGTGCGTGAAGTGTGGCGAGACCAACCTGGCGCGCCAGTTCGGTGATGAACTGGTGGAAGGTGAACCCGTGTGCGTGGCGTGCGTGATACGACTGAGGGCAACCGAACGAAGTGAGGGCGCCAGGCCAAGCGAAGCGCGGCAGCGGTAGCCCCCATGCCCAGGCGAACATCGAACCCGACCTACCGACGCAACCGTGCGCAACTACTGGCCGACGCACCACTATGCCACTGGTGCAAGAAACGCAAGGCAACGCAAGCCGACCACCTGATCGAAGCCGACCGCGGCGGAACCGACGAACTCGAAAACTTGGTGCCCGCTTGCGCAACATGCAACGGCAAGCGCGGCCAGGCGTACGGCAACGCCAAGGCGCGCGCACGCCAAGCCAAGCGGCCCAACGTGCCCCAGGCGACGCGAACCCGAAAAAAAACGAAGGCCGCCCTTTTGGATCGGCCGACGCCCCGCC